CAATGTGTGAGCCGTTGAGGCCATGTCCTAGACCTGAGAGCGTGATCGTTTGACCGATCGCGATGTCAGTGTTCTCAAGAGTCTGAACGACGGCAACATCTGACAGACGCTGGTGGTGCGTGACTGTAAATGTTGCCATCGTTCGTTCTCTCTACTCGTCTAGTCGGTTCAGGCTTTGGTGACGAACTTGGTCGCGTCAATCATGACGGACGAGAAGTAACCGCGGAACTTGATGACACGACCAAGCGCACCATCAGCGAGTTCTACTGAGATGGCACCCTTTTGTTGTTCCCAGCACTCGAAGCCGGTGCTGTCACCGACATAGATTGGGAGGGTGGTGATGTTGCGGTCAACTACAAGCGACAGGCCGAAGGCGTTGCCGTTGAAGGTTGATGCTGATGCACCGGTACCGACTGCGTTTTGTGGGCCGACATTCGGGAACAACGGACGACCAGCTGTGTCCACCAATGCGCCGAGGGACGCGTAGTAGGAAGGACTGACCACCATCACATTGGGGAGGTTGCCGTTGCTGTTGGTGAGGATCTGTTGTGCAGCTCCGTAGATGAACGACACCCAGTCGGCTGGATCGGTGACATCGGCAAGTGCTTGAGTCTGGGTGACTCCTGCTTCGAATGTTGCACAGGCTGCGATGTCGGTGGCGTTTGCGTAGATGCGAGCCATGTCGTCGATCAATGCACCGAGAACCTCAGGTGAGGTCATGTCCATTGACTCTTCAGAAAGCTTCACGAATCCGCCGTACAAGGCCTTCGTGATCTGAATGTCGTCCACGACAAAAGTGCCTTGATCGAGAGCAACGAGTTCACCGTTGCTTGCGCCGATAGTCGTGTGTGTGGTGACTTTCGGGCGGATGAAGACCTTGCCACTCTGTGGCATTTGGCGAACGCCCATAGCGGTGATTAGTGGACGATAGTTCGCTACAAACGAGTTATAGATCGGGCTGATGATCGGTACTGGAAGGATGCCGGGTGTGTCGGTCGTGGTGACATTCGGTGCAGCTGCAACGATGCGCTGGTTGAACTCAGCGAACTCGGATCCGCCAGCGACGAACTTGACCATGTACTCGGCAGCGGTGGGAAGCTTGAACTCGCGCTTCGGTGCTGCGTATTGGATGGGAGCAGTGGGTACTGCTGCTTCGATTGCTTCTGACATTTCATCCTCCTCGGATGGTTGGGTTGGGGTTGGTGTTTCTTCTTCTTCGTCGGGTGCTTCCTCTTCGGGTGAAGAGGCTGCGACTGAGTAGACCTGCGCGTCGGCGTATGCCGGTGTCGTGACGACCGAGAGCTCTACGAACTTCGCTTCAGAGACCTCTAGCGTCCCGTCTGCGAGCCTCTTGAACTTGGTAGGCACCGCGCCAACGGAGACTGAATCTAGAGCGCCATCGGCGAGCAGTGCGAGAGCGTCGTCAGCTGCACGAGTGGCGCTTAACTTGGCGACGAACATCATTCCCTCGGCGGTTGATACTCGCTCGGTGACGCGTCCGATGACGCGTGTCTCGTCGTGATATTCAAGGAGCTTCGGCATTGGGCCATCTTCGGGAAGTGAGCCTTCAAGGAAGACGACCGATTCTCCGCCGGAGAGAGTCGCTTTGACATTCCAAGGGACGGCGAGCCCTGTGATTTGGCGTGATGGTTCGCCATCGGCAGAAGCGTCAAGTGTGATCTGTTGAGCAGTAAGTCGAATCATGAGGGCATCTCCTGAGGGGTTCGCATAGAGGCAGGTTGTTCAATGTCAATCTCTGAGCGATTCATCTCTACATCTGCTATCAGATCTTCGGTGTCAAACTCCACGAACCTATTACGAGGCAGGATGTCTGTTCCGCTGAGGGTCTCTTGGATGCAGTCCATGTAGAGCTTCGCGCCGAGCAGATAGAGATCTTGCTTGGCCTGTGTCGCGTTGGAATAATTGTAGCCAGAGATCCCGATTCCCAAAAGGTAGGCGGGGACTCCGATTGCTCGAGACAGTTCAAGTGCGCTGAAGTTGCGAGCTTCGATGAGCTGGAGGCGACTCGGGTCGGTGTCGAATTGCTCATATTTTACGGCGCTATTTAATGCGCCCACAGCGTTAACGCGTCGAGCGTTTGACCATGCTGCAGCGAGCTCACCAAGTGATTCAGCGTCAAGAGGTTCAGAGCTGTCGGTCTGCTGTAAGTATCCAGCGACGATCTCATTTGAGGCAAAGCGTTCAGCGGAGCGATCTAGTTTGATGGCGGTCTCTAGGACTCGGCGACCTGTCCAGAGGAACCCTTGAACGGGTGCAAGGAATTGGATGACATCTTGTGTCGGAATGTTGATCCCGTTGAATGTGATGCTGTTGGATTTTCCGAAGAACTGCGGACCGGGCTGATCCAATGTGTCAACCATCTCGCAGGGCATCCACTGAAAAGCGAGAGGCCGTCCAGTGGCAGAGCTGCGTGAAGTCACATAGAGGAAAGCGCGTCCGCGCATCATGAGATCCATGCACAGATTGGACATGACGAAGTTACGCGTCAGGGTTGGGTCTGGAGTGTCCATCCATGATTCGTTCTCAAGATAGATCTTCTCGTACCGTTCGCCGTTGAACTGTGTCGTGTAGTGGCGGAGGGGAAGTGAGCCGACGAGCGAGATGATCATCTGTGTCGCTCGAGACACGGTTGGCACAGACAAGGCCAGCTCTGAAGCCGCCCCGACGGTGTAACTCCAAAACTGGCCGAGTCCGCTTTGTGAGGCGCTACCTGCTGCAGCTTGAAGCGGTGCGTGTGCGAACGCTGGGGTCGCGTCTTGCTTCTTACTTCCGAAGAGTGCCATCGCTTGCGAGTCTCTCAAACTTGCAAGCGCGTGTCCACTAGGGTCAGCCAAAAGCCATCTGAGGTTTCGCTGATGCTCTCGGTCGTGATGTGAGCATGATTCCCCAGACTGAACATCGGGCGAGCTCTATCGGGCCGGGCGACTTCTGCGAGCTGAGCACGATCGCTCCGCCAGTCTTGACTGCTACCGCTCGAGCGAAATGTTCTGAGAGTGCAAGGTCGCCAGTGTGGCGGACGCGATCTTCTACGATCATCGCACGAGCTGCACCTGTCCACTTGATGAGTTCCGCATAGCCGACGATCGTCATTCTTCGGCGTAGATCTGGAGGGCAGTGGATCTCCAGTGATGGAGTGCACGCGAGCTTGACGGATGGGTCTGACATTCGAGTCACGACTTCGGCCCACATCTGCTGGGCGGACTCCACGACAAACTCGGTCGTCACGATCACGCGCGTCCCGTCGTACGCGCAACCAATGGCGACATAGCGTGATTCATCAACCGATGAGTCAATGACGAGCCACTGAATCGGAGGCATCGGATCCACACTCTTACGATCGTTCCAAAGGTTGATCGGGAGATAGGAGTTGGTGCTGTCTACCCACAGATTCAGGTGGCCTCGGATAAACGCTTGACGGTTCGGCGAGTCAAAGGCAAGCTCGAGCGCCTTCATCGTGATCGTCGTACCGAGGGCAGGATTCGCCCAGCCCCAATACTGCCGATCTTCCAAACTCACTCCGGGCGGAAGTGACCATTCGGCGAAGTACAGGGAGCCAGTTCGGCCTGAGTCAATCGCTGCCATTCCCTGTTCTCGAAGCTGAAGGAGCACCGATGAACCTTGGTCGCCGGCGGTACTGAACATCATCATCATCGGATTCTTGACTGCGATCTGCGAAGGCCGTAGAGCTGTGAACACGACCTCGGGACTGATGTCCCAGAGCTCGTCAACGAGAATGACCGAGGCTGTCATGCCGTGAGCGTGAACCGATGCAGCGACGACCGAGATAGATGATCCGTCTGGGAAGTTGATTCGCTCGTCACCGTTCAACAGACGAACTTTGCATTCAACCTTTTGGTCAAGGTCGCGCACCAAGTCACGAAAGAGAGCCATGCTTCGGCGCTTCTGGTTGGCAACAATGACGATCGTCTGAGGCTCCTTTCGGATCGCTGCATACTCGGTCGCCATGTAGCCGGCGACAGCACGCATGACCAAGCTCTTGCCGTTCTGACGAGCCGTAGAGATACACGCTTCACGGAAGATGAAGTCACCGTTCTCGTCCAGACTCAGAGCATCATTGACGACGCGCTTCTGCCATTCCATGAGATCAAGGTTGAGCACGCGCTTCGCCCAAAGGGTTAGGGCAGGGCCGAAACTCTCGCCGGCATTTACGGGCGTTACGAGTCTCGGCTCGATCCTGCCCGATGTTGGAATATCCGACTCCGATTCGCTCAGTCCCTGCTGGTTCTGGCTAGTTGAGGGGATTTCCGAGT